CCGTTGTGTTTATTTGTAAGCCATCAAAAGGTATATTGTAGTTTTGATTTATTGGACGACCTGTAAACCAACAATTAAAGGTTAATTTTATTTAGAATAAATTAAAATAATTATATTTGTAGTATGGAATTTACCAACGGAGAAGATAGAATTTTATTTATTAAATACTTAGGTAATTGGTTACCTATAGCTTGTTTGAATGGAAATTCACTTAATGAAACTAGCGAAATACTACCAACAACAACACGAGATAATAATAGTTGGTTTACAGGTCGTCCAATAAATCAAAACTACAATATACCTTTTGATGGCTTACAAATAAACACAACGGTTGCGGGTGGTAATTTTAATGTAGCGAGTTATGATAGATTGAAATTACTAAAAAGAAGCAGAACGCTTTTAGATTGGAAAATTCAAGGCACTATTTTTCCAGTTGTAGATTATGGAAAAGGATATATTACCGAAATAGGCGAAGTTTCTAATGTAGGTGACTTTTTAAGTTTTTCAGGTGTAATAACAGGTTATGGCGAGCCTTTAGTTAGAAGTTTAGGCGAATTTGTTTTAAACGATGGCGACCCTGATGTATTAGTAGTAACAAATGAAGATGCAAACTTTATAATAAAAACAAAAGATGGCGATTAATCCAGCAGAAATAACGACGATAAGAGTAGGTGAGTTGCCGGTAGGCGACATTACTCTTGAAAGCAAATTACCTATTGAGAATGGTACTGATTTAGAGCAAGTAACAGGGCAACAATTAGTAGATTTTATTAACGTAAATTCTAATGCTTTTCAGTTTGAAGTTAGGGATTTAATAGTAAATCAAGCGTATATCGATACTAATTTCGATAGCACAGGATTAGGTATATTAATAATGGATGGTTGGGCTATTTGTAACGGACAAAACGGCACGCCTGTACTTGATGGATTGGTAAGAATTAGTTACGGTACTAATTATAGCGTAATTGGTGCGGTTGGAGGCTCAAAAGACGCGGTGCTTGTTTCTCACACTCATACATTTATTGGTTCGGAGGACAATACACCTGAGCCGGGCACTTTTATTTGTACAAACGACGATGGTTCTACAGGTGTTCAAACATCGTTAAGTACCGAGGGTGTTTCAGGTACTAATAAAAACATGCAACCTTATAGAGTAGTATTAACAATAATGAAATTATAAAATGGCAATTATACCCGAAGATATTACAACCGTAAGAGTTGACCAGTTACCAAGTGAACCAGCAACACTAACAAGTTTATTGCCTCATCAAGTTGGTACGGAACTAAAACAAACCACAGTTGAGGATTTTATTACTTTAGTTGCAACCGCAATCGAAAGCGGTTCAGGTGTTGGTTTTTTACCTGTATCGGTTAGTGACGGTCAAACTTTACCCGCTATTCCTGAAAATCCTAGTTTTATTTTAGTCGGTTCTGGAACTTATATAAATTTAGACGGCTTCCCTGATTTAGTTTGTACTGAAAATCTAAACGCTTTAATAACAGTTGACACACATTGGGAAATATCGGTAGAAATTCCGATTACGCCTTTAACTGGTTCGGTTCAAAGCGTTACAGGTTCTGCGGTTGATAATGCAGACCCTTTAAATCCAGTTGTTGATTTAACGCCAACTCCAAACTTACAAGAAGTGTTATTAGTAGGCAACGAGGCGGTAGACATACCAATAAGATTTAGCTTTGAAGAATCAGGAGTTTCGCAAACTTCAGAATTAGCTTTTGACCATATCGGAATAACTAGTGAAGAGGCAGGAGAGCAAATATTTTCTGATTTAAACATTGAAAGATTAACTTTTAACGATACTGAAAATACATTAGTAACGGAATACAGAATTGACAAAATAATTCACAACGAAGTTGACTACCCTTTACCAACAGGCGTATCTTCTCCATTAGCGACTTTGGATGATTTAGAAAGCGGTTATATTCCTTTGAGTGGAACTACAACAGGAAATGAAGTTACTGGAATTGTAGAATTTAAAGACCCTAACGGAGATATAACAGTAAGGATAATGCAAGGCGATGGCGATGAACAAGCAAAATTTGATATATATGGAAACGCTGGTGTAGGGATAAATAATTTTACTACTTGGGGTTTAGGTAGTTTTTTTGGCAGTCAAGATAACGGAGCAACACAATATCAATTTCAACTTTCCTCAGATAAAGGAATTTCAAACAATGTTGATGTTAGTGCAACAATTGAAGATTTAGATTATACGCAAAAAATATACGTTGACAGTCAATTTGGTAGATTAATCCCTTTAACTGAAACTGAAATATTAGCATTAACGCCTGAAAATGGACGATTGTATTATAACACAGACATAAATTGTCCCGTTTTTTACGACGGCACAGAATGGAAGAAAGTATCACACTCAGCAATGTAAACAATATGAAAACAGAAACACTTTATTTTTTAGGTTACAACCAAACGGATGCGTTTTTAGACGCTAAAACAGAAACTACTGAAAATTTATCTATTTCCAAAGAGGGTACAGGTCAGTATATTATTAGTGGTTTTAATGCACCAACAAACGACGGTAGATTGCAAATAGTTGCGCCTGACGGAATTTATTATGATGGTAGTGGTAATTTACAAAAGGCTTGGCAAGTTACGGCAAATGGCGAAGATGGCACGATTGAGATAAACACTTATCAAAACGGAGTTAAAACCGATATTGATTTTAGTTTTTATATGAGTGTTATTGTTTATGATTATAGCGAATACACAGACGAAGAACTAAGCGCAATTACACACGCTCAAAGTGTTTTGTATAGAAAAGGATTGAAAGAGTTAGCTAATACGATTGGAGGCGGTAAAAAACCTGTAAATGGTTAGAATATTCCCAATATTAACCCTATTAATGTACACGGTACAGTTTTGTTTTCTATTGTTTGATTATGATAACTATAATCAGGAACTATGGACTAGTATAAACAATTATGTAGCTTGTACATTTTTAGGTTATTATTTAGGGATGTATATGGCTGATAAAAAGAAAATAGACAATGTTTGCATTGCTATATGGATAACTCTACTTTTATTAGCTATATTGGATGGAGTTCGATATTTAACTGATTTAAAAATGTTAGAATATTACCCATTATACAAATCGATTTACATTACAATTTTATTACTTACATTTGTCTTTAACGAAATATTTAAGAAACGATGAAAATATCAATATCAATACCAGTTTTAAAAGGCTTCAAAGAACTATTTAAATTAGTTCCATTATCCATAAAAGAAATTTTTTCGCCAAGATTTATTATTAAGCGATACTACTTGCATTTGCTTATTACGGCAGTAATAATGCTATTGCCCAATTATGGATTGAATTTAATACTTTGTCCTACACTTATAAAAGTATTTTTGCTTGGTGCTTTTTCTTGGTTTATAAATATGCGTTGGGAAATGTACCATTATTCACGAGGTAATGTTTACGATGATATTGATGTTTTATGTGGGATTTATGCGGGAATATTAATTGCTTTGGTGTTGTAATGAAAATAATTGAAGATACATTAAAGGTAAACGGTAAGTATAGCCAAAAAAGAATAATGACTTTTACTTCTTTTTGGGTTGCGACTATTTACGCCTTTATGCCGTTATTTGTAGCGAATTTTGACGTTAAGGAATTTGTCTTTATAGGTTTTATTGGCGCTGGCGGATGGTCTTTATTAAGAACACAAAAAGTAAACGAAAACAACAATTATTCACACGACACAGAAAATTTAGGGTAAAATGAGCGAAAAATATATTCCTAAAACACAAACCGAAAAAGTAAACTATCTAATGTCAACTGACGATAGACGTGAGGGGCATATTAAAGAATTGCAAAAAGATGTTAGAACTTTGACTACTAGTTTAGATAATCTAACAACGGCAATAGTCGGTTCATCTTTAAATAATAACAAAGGTTTAATAAAACTTATTGAAGAAATAGAAGTTAAAGTTGACCGTATAAAAGATGAAAATATTTCTCATAAAAAAGATATTGATAGCATTAAATTTTGGGGGCGTGGCGCAAGTGGTTTATTATTCGCTTCAATTTTAGTATTAATTAATTACATAAAAGATAGGTTATGAAACTAAACAACGCTGGTTATCAATTAATTTGTGAGTTTGAAGGATTACGTCTTAAACCTTATTTGTGTTCTGCTGGAGTTCCGACTATTGGATACGGCAATACTTTTTATCCAAATGGTAAAAAAGTAACAATGCGAGATAAACCAATTACTAAAGAATATGCTTTTGAAATATTTAAGTTCGTAGCTGATTTGTTTGCTAAAGACGTTAATAGATTAATAAAGTCTAAAGTCACGCAAAATCAATTTAATGCTTTGGTTTCGTTTGCTTACAATGTTGGCACAGACATAGACCACGACGATATTCCAGAAGGGTTAGGAGATAGTAGATTGTTAAAAAAAGTAAATGCTAATCCTAATGATTTAAGTATACGAAATGAGTTTGCCAAATGGAACAAAGCGAACGGCAAAATAGTAAACGGCTTAGTTAATCGTAGAAAAAAAGAAAGTGAAGTTTATTTTAGTTAAAAACAATTCACTACATTTGTATTTCATAATTTGATTAATTTTTATAGTTTAAGAGCCGAAGCCTACACTTCGGTTTTTTTAATTAAAAAAGCACTCGGTTAGGAGTGCTTAGTGTTAAAAAATAGATTTTTACGTTTTCAAATTGAAACAACTCTTAGGTATTGAGTGCGATACACCGCTATTTTTCGGATGAGTTTTGCCACTTGCGTAAACAAGTCTGACTACCTATATTCAGTTCGCTACTCTATTTAGCATTTAACTATACAAATTTACACTTTTTTCATTACTTTTACAAAAACTTTTAATTATGAAATTCAGAATATTAAAAAAACCCAGAGGCTATATAGTCGAAGTTGAAAAGTCAATGTTTAGTTTTAAATATTGGGAACCTCTTATAAAAAGTGCTGGTTTAGATTGCGCTTGGCATCACTCTACTTATGAATATGCTTTAATGAATTTATTTGATGAAATTAAGAAACAGCTAAAAGAAAATTAATTATGAATATTAAACCACATATAATAACATTAATTTTGTTAATACTTCTAACATCTTGCTCGGCTCGTAAAGTTTCAAAATCCAATACAGAAACAAAAAAAGATAGTGTTACAACGACTACTGAAGCTACAACAGAAACAACGAACACAACAAGCACTACTACAATAGATACTACCGAAACAGAAATAACGGAAATAACGGAAATTGTTCCGATTGATAGCACAAAAGAGACAATTCACACCGATGAAAAAGGCAAAATAACTAAAATTGTTAACGGTAAAATTAAAACAACTAAAATAAAGCGATTTAAGGCCGGAAAAATAAAAAGCGATATAGTTGTTGAAAATAAAAAGAACGTCGAAAAAAGCAACGTTTCTAATGTTAAAACAACCGTTGTTGAGGTTAAAAAAGATACGGAACGCAAAACTTATTTTAGTTGGTGGTGGTTATTGTTGCTATTGGTAATTCCGATTTGGTATTTTAGAAAAAAAATAAACCCCTTTTAAGCGGGGTTAATTTTAGTTTGTTTAAGGTGCAGAGGTAGGTAGGAAAGAAAATATATGTTCTGAAATACCAACCGTCCAACCATCACCAATTAAATCCCCAGCTTTTGCCAGGCTTAAGTTTTTAGTATAACCTAATGGTATGTTGTGTAATAGTTCTAATTCGGTTTGATTTACAGTTCTTACAATATCATTATTTTCATAAATTAAAGTAATCATTCCAGTAGTTTCATTTCTATGTTTTAAATATCTTTGAGTACCACCCTTGCCGCTTGAGGTATTTAAACAACTATGTTTTCTTTTATAAGCTTTGCCACTTGTTAAAATGTTTTGTAAATAAATATTTTTATCTTTTGGTTGTGGTATTTGTGAAATATATCTACCCGTTAAATCAAAACTATGCGGCCCGATATTAGTCCAATACAATCTATCTCTTAATGCCGCACTTGTTAAACTTCCACATAATCTAACTGGTTCGCAATTTAAAACATTGCAAATAAACCAATAGTTATAATCACTCATTACAACGTTTTCAAGTAAAAATTTAACTTTAGGATTTTTAATTCTAATTTCATTTAAAATCCTAACATATTCAAAGAATAACTTTGATTTTTGACCCTGCAAACCATAACGTGTACTGTTTGCACGGCTAAAATCTTGACAAGGTGAACCACCAATTAATAAATCAATTTTAGGTAATTCATTAACGTTTATTTTAGCAACATCGCCAAGTTGTTTTGTATTTGGGAAATTATCTAAAGTACATTGTATTGCGTGTTTTTTAATTTCGGCAGCAAAATAATTATTAACTTTTATACCTAAATTATTAAGAGCGATTTGTCCGCAACTCATACCGTCAAATAATGATAATACATTCATAACTTCTACTTTTTTACAGGCACTACCACCTCATAATCTATTACTATTATTTCGTTTGGGTTCATTGGGTTGGGGATTTAGTTTGTTCTTGATTATATTCTGAATTAAGTTCTCTTACTGCTTGCCAAATTTGGAAATTTAAAAACGCTATTTGAGT